GCGTTTCTGGATGAAATTGAAAAAATTACAGGCGATGATGACATTGATACGAATGCAAGAATTATTGATAAAGTTCAGTCAGGTGACGCTGATGAATCTGCATCAACAGACGACTTTGCAAAGTTTGAGGCTTGGGTAGATGCACTGGGCGAAGAAAGTCCAATACAACTAGCAGACGAAGAAGAAAAATCAGATATGGTTAAAAGTTTAAATGAACTTACAGGCCAAGAATTTGCAGCAGGCGTAGATGGCACTAATGCAATTACAAGTTTAGAAGGAATCATTGAAGATCCAAAACTAGAACAAGAAATCAAAACTCAAGCAACTGAAGATAGTACTGCTGATGTTAGACCTTTAATCAAAGCGTGGGTTGAAGAAAATGCACCAGACTTATTAGGCGAATTAGATTTTGGCGATATGGCAGAAGAACCTGCTGCTGAAGAACCTGCTGCTGAAGGGATCACAGATAAATTTATGAAAGATCCATCAATGGGTATGAACAAGTATGGACTTGCTGCTATTCAAAAGGACGGTATGTTCTTTAGTATTAAAGACAAGAAAATTACAGGTGGACCATTTGACAGTATTGATGAACTTAAAAAGCATCAAGAAGAATTAATGAACAAAGACTCCGATGATGATTACAAAGATACGCAACCAGAGTTAAAAGGTGGCGGCAGTGCATTTAAAGGTTACAAAGGCAAAGATCCTGAAGCAGACGATCTTATGAAGTTTGGAGCAACTGAGTCAATTTCAGAAGGTGGAAATGCTTGGGATATGGCACTTACAGGCGGAATGGAAATTATTTCAAACTGCGATAGCGAAGAAGAATGTATTAAACAACTAGAAGCAGAAATAACAGGCGGCAAAGATGCTGATGATGCATATGCTGATATGATTACTAAAGACTTCATTGAAAAAGTTAAAAAGCACGGACTTGAAAAAGTAAAACGTGATGTAAATGCTGAAGATATTATGGGCGAGCCAGTTGACCTAGAAGGACAAGAAAATGAAGGTAATGAATTCAGTAAAAAAGTTCAAGACCTTAAGTCACAGGGTGCAAAGAAAGGCACTAAGTTTAAAACATCTGATGGTGAAGAACATACACTAGAAGGTGTTGCAGAATTTATTAAATCTTTTTATGATGAAAATACAGGCACTTTTCCAAAAGGACCAGAAGGCGTAGCAACAATGGTAGGCAAGAAGTTCGGTGAACAGGCTGAACAGGCTGCACGTAAAATGGTTGAAAGAATGGCACCTGCACAAGAGCAAGGCGCGGAAGAACTAGAAGAACTAGAACGCATTAAACAACTTAGCGGTTTTTAATGATTTTACGTATTGATTTTTTACGTAAAGATGTTTAAATAATAGTGTAGTAGGAAACTGCTACACTATTTTTTTTATATAAAGGAAATCAATATGTGGACAAAACCTCAAGCAACAGAGATGAGATTCGGCTTCGAAGTAACGATGTACATAGCCAACCGATAGACAAAGAAGTAGAAGTAGAAGTAGATATGAGCAGACTAATAGAAACACTAGACTGCGAATAAAGAAAGGATCTTCGGATCCTTTCCTTTTGGCTAAACAAAATCACATTTAGTTAAAAATACACTTGACAAGATAAATAAAGTTGCATATAATAGTACGTATGCATAAGGCATAAATGACATTTAAAATAGGCAAACAAAGGAGGCTACAAAATGGCATCATTAGCAGAAATCCGCGCAAAATTACAAGAAGCGCAAAACAATACAGGCGGTAACCGTCAATCAGGCGGCGACAACGCAATTTACCCACATTGGAATATGCAAGAAGGCAGAGAAGCCGTGGTAAGATTCTTACCAGACGGTAACGCTGACAACACATTCTTTTGGGTAGAACGTGCAATGATTAAATTACCGTTCGCAGGTATCAAAGGTGAAACAGACAGTCGTAACACTATCGTACAAGTTCCGTGTGTGGAAATGTACAACGATGGTACTACTTGTCCAATTTTATCTGAAGTACGTGGTTGGTTTAAAGACAAGTCACTAGAAGATATGGGTCGTAAATATTGGAAAAAGCGTTCATATATCTTCCAAGGGTTTGTTAACGACGATCCCCTTAACGAAGAAAGAACACCAGAAAATCCTATCCGTAGGTTTATTATTGGTCCGCAAATTTATCAAATCATTAAAGGTGCTTTGATGGATCCGGAGTTGGAAGAATTGCCAACTGATTATCTACGTGGTGTTGACTTTAGAATTAAGAAAACATCAAAAGGTGGTTATGCTGATTATTCAACATCACAGTGGTCACGTAAAGAACGTTCTTTAGGTGATACAGAAAATGCAGCAGTTGAACAACACGGTTTGTTTAACTTAAACGACTTCCTTCCTAAAAAGCCAGGTGAAGTTGAGCTTAAGGTTATGAAGGAGATGTTTGAAGCATCTGTAGATGGTGAAGCATACGATGCAGATCGTTGGGGACAATATTTCCGTCCAGCGGGAATGAGCCAGGCAACTGGTGATCCTAACAAAGCGGCAGCACCAGTAAGTGCTCCGGCAACTCCTGCACCAGCAGCACCTGTAACTGAAGCACCAGCGGCTCCAGTAGCAGAAGCAGCACCAGCGGCAGCAGCAGAAACTGCAACTACTGAAGATAATGGATCGGGTCGTGCGCAAGACATTCTTGCAATGATTCGTAACCGTCAGCAATAAAAAGTTAGTGAGAGTTCCGGCAAAAACCTCCGTTCGGTAACCAGCGAGGTCTCTCACTCTTTAACAAAGGAAAGGTAATTATGGCAAAAGCGTTTGACGTAACTAAATTTAGAAAAAGTCTTACAAAGTCTATTGACGGACTTGGTATTGGCTTTAATGATCCTACTGATTGGATCAGCACAGGAAACTATGCACTCAACTATCTTGTAAGTGGTGACTTTCACAAAGGTGTTCCACTAGGCAAGGTAACTGTATTAGCAGGTGAATCGGGTGCAGGTAAATCTTATATTGCAGCCGGCAATATTGTAAAATCAGCACAACAACAAGGTATCTTTGTAGTACTAATTGACTCGGAGAATGCACTTGATGAGAAATGGCTACACGCATTAGATGTTGACACAAGTGAAGATAAACTTCTTAAACTGAATATGTCAATGATTGATGATGTTGCTAAAACAGTATCTGAGTTTATGAAAGAATACAGGGATATGTCAGAAGAAGAACGTCCTAAAGTATTGTTTGTAATTGATAGTTTAGGTATGTTGCTAACACCAACTGATGTTGATCAGTTTAACAAAGGTGATATGAAAGGTGATATGGGTCGTAAGCCTAAAGCACTAACATCACTTGTACGTAACACTGTTAATATGATTGGTAGTTATAATGTAGGTATGGTATGTACTAACCACACTTATGCATCACAGGATATGTTTGATCCAGATGATAAGATTAGTGGTGGACAAGGCTTTATCTATGCATCAAGTATTGTTGTTGCTATGCGTAAACTTAAACTTAAAGAAGACTTAGATGGTAACAAGACTACTACTGTAAATGGCATTAGAGCAGCGTGTAAGGTAATGAAAACACGTTATGCTAAACCGTTTGAAGCAGTACAAGTAAAGATCCCATATGAAACAGGTATGGATCCTTATAGTGGTTGCGTTGACTTGTTTGAGGCAAAAGGCTTGCTTAAGAAAGACGGTAATAGACTTAAATATACAGACTTAAATGGAGAAGTTCATTTAGAGTATCGTAAGAACTGGACCGGTGATAAATTAAATATGATTATGGAAGAACTTAAAGCAGAGCCTAAACTGGAAGAAATTGAAGAGCCAGTAGAGGCAGAAGCCGAGGAACTAGTAACAAGCAACGGAGAATAAAACATATGAATGGTGATCTAATAGCAGATATTTGGACTATAATGGTTGAACACATCGAAGAAAAGAAAAAGAAAGATGTTGCAGCAAGTTATATTAACACGCTACTAGATTATGGTGTGGGCGAATCAGTTATCCAAGGACTGTTTGGCATAGACACTTATCTAGATGAAGCAGTCGAATATGTCTTAGATGACGATAATGAAGTCGAAGACTACGATGATGACGAAGATAATCGTTGGGATTAAAGTATGAAAAATTGGTATGATCTAGTTTCGAAAGACATCAGTAAGATACCTGATGCTGTTGAATATTTTAACACGGAACTAATATCTGCAAAAGCAGAAATTAAAATTAGTGGTAGGATTGAAAAAGCGTCAGCTCATTTGCCTGCGTCAGTAGAAACTAGATTCAGCCAACTTCAAGAAATCGAAGCAATACTTGAATATCTTAATATCGAACTGCGTAGATTACGTTCTTCGCATTTTAGAAGATATGTTGAAAACTATCAAAGACAATTAAGTTCACGTGATGCAGAAAAGTTTGTAGACGGTGAAGCAGATGTAGTTGACTTTGAAAAAATTATTAATGAGTTCGCTCTTATTCGAAATAAGTGGTTAGGAATTATTAAGGGTCTTGATCAGAAACAGTGGCAATTAACTAACATTGTTAAGTTAAGAACTGCTGGACTTGATGATGCTACTTTGTAGTTTCTAACGCTTTTTTCTTTCTTTCAAGATAATTTTTTACAACATCTGCAAGTTGTGCGTGTGTATCTTGAAACCACGTAGCAACGTGATAATTAAAATTCTCAGGTTTTTGAAATTCTGTATTATCCTTTACAGTATCCATCCAAACAAGATAGTCTGGATCTAAATATTCTTTTGCAGCATTTGAATTGCAGCGTTTATCAATAACAACAATCTTACCTGCTGCAATTATACCATCTACGTAACCACGTAGTTCATTTTGGTAACTGTCTTTATTAACATATATTCCACCAAGTAACTCTGCAAAAGGTTTTGCTAGTGTTGTTTTTCCCGATCCTTCTGGACCGCAAATAAGTATTTTCAATACATTGCTCCTTGTTTCACATCTATATTTACACATAAACTGAGCATATAAATAAAAGTATGAAAACGATCGTATTAGTAACCGGAGGCTTTGATCCTTTACACAGTGGTCATATTGCCTATTTCAAAGAAGCAAAGAAGCTCGGCGACAACCTTGTTGTTGGCGTGAACAGTGATGCGTGGCTTACACGTAAAAAAGGCAGACCTTTTATGCCTTTTGAAGAACGTATTGCAATCCTCAAAGAATTAGAAGTTGTAGATGATGTGATGAGTTTTGACGACAGTGACGACAGTGCCTGTGGTGCAATTTATAAAACATTAGCAACAAATGGAGGAGTGCATATTATCTTCGCAAATGGCGGAGATAGAACAGACGCAAATATTCCAGAGATGACAACATACCAAGATGCACACAATGTAGAGTTTGTGTTTGGTGTTGGTGGAGAAAATAAAAAGAATTCTAGCAGTTGGATACTTGATGAATGGAAACACCCTAAGACGGAACGTCAATGGGGTTATTATAGAGTACTTCACGAATATGGTAACAATGTAAAAGTAAAAGAACTTACTGTAGATCCTGGCAAAAAACTTAGTATGCAAAGACACAAAGACAGAGCAGAGCATTGGTTTATAGCAAAAGGCGAAGCAAACGTATACACTGTTAATGCTACTACAACTGACTATGAACTATTAGGTAATTATAAAGAACATCAATCATTACATATAGATAATATGGAATGGCATATGCTTGCAAACGAAACAAGTGTTCCACTCCAAGTTATGGAAATTCAATACGGTAGAAACTGTATCGAAGAGGATATTGAAAGAAGATGAAAGATTGGGTATTTTTAAGTAAGGATAATAACGATCCTTACATTAATGAGTTTGCAGCAGGTTGTAAATCTACTACAACTGATCCCAAAACCTTTGAATATAATAGCGAAGACGAACGTCCTATCGTACTTAGAGGAATATTAAAAAAGAAAATTATACACAAGTGTTTTGAAGATAATAGAGACTTTTACTATATGGATACAGGATACTTTGGTAATGAAGTTACAAAAAGTAATCCGAATGGATGGAAGTATTGGCATAGGATTGTTAAAAATAATTTACAACACGGCGATATTGTTGAACGTTCAGATGATAGATTTAAAAGGTTTAACAAAAAGATTATGCCTTGGAAAAAATCAGGACGTAAAATTTTAATTGCAGCACCAGACGAAAAGCCTTGTAAATTTTATGGTATTAATTTAGATGAATGGATACATAATACAGTTCATAAAATTAAACAGTATACTGATCGTCCTATAGAAATCAGGCAAAGAGATAAACAAAGAATGACACGTTTGACAGATACATTAGAACAAGCATTAAACAAAGATGTATTTGCACTAGTTACATACAATAGCAATGCAGCAACAGAGTCAGTATTTCACGGCATACCTGTTTTTCCTTTAGCGCCTGCAAACTCTGCTAGACCAGTTGGATGTACAGATTTAAGTCTAATAGAAAAACCTTATTATCCTTCGGAAGATAAAAGATATGCTTGGGGTTGTCATTTAGCATATGGTCAATATCACGTGAGTGAACTAAGAACAGGTAAGGCTAAAGAGCTGTTGGAGGAACAATGGAAGAATTAAGAATTTATGTAGGGTATGATCCGAGAGAAGATATTGCATACCAAGTGTGTAAACACAGTATCGAAACAAGAAGTAAGAACGCAGTAGTAAAACCTTTAATACAAAAAGAATTAAGAGAACAAGGTTATTATAATAGACCAATTGACAAATTATCTAGTACAGAATTTACTTTTACTAGATTTCTAGTGCCTGAACTAAGCAACTTTAATGGATGGGCAATGTTTATGGATTGCGATATGATTTTACAAACAGATATCAATGAATTGTTTGCACAGGCTGATGACAAATATGCATTGATGTGTGTTAAGCACGATTATACACCTAAGGAAGGCATTAAGATGGATGGACAAGCACAAACTGTATATCCACGTAAAAATTGGTCCAGTGTAATGCTGTTTAATTGTTCACATCCAAGCAATCAAGACATTAATGTAGAACTTGTAAACGATCCTACTATTACTGGCAAGTACTTACATAGGTTTAGTTGGTTACAAGATGATGAGATCGGAGAACTAAGTCCAGAATGGAATTGGTTATCGGGTTGGTACAAAGAACCGGAAGATGGAACACCTAAACTAATTCATTACACAGAAGGCGGCCCTTGGTTTGAGAATTATCGACACTGCGAATATCATAACGAATGGAAAAAAGAATT